GTTTTGGATGACACAATTAAGTGCTTCGGCAGAGGGCCAAGTCAACCCAGATATGTCTATGATTGAAGGGAGTAAAACAGGTTTGGCAGGGGAAGCTGATCTTATGATACTCATATCTAAGAACAGAAAAATAGAAGGGGCGGATGAGTCGGAAGATAGTCAGAGACATTTGACGATAGCTAAGAATAAAATTTCAGGTTTTCATGGGCGTATAACGTGCCAGTTAGATGGTGCAGTTGCTAGGTTCACAGCATGAGGTTAGTGCTAGATGTAGAGAACACAACGACTAAACGTAATGGCAAGACACATATGGACCCGTTTGAAGTTAACAACTTTCTGGTACAAGTGGGTACTAAGAATGTAGATGTACCCAGTGAACGACATTTGCTTACGTTCGATCATGTTGAATATACAGATAGAAGTGGTGATAATTCCAGGCTATTACAAACTATACTAGACAAGACTACCTTACTAATAATGCACAACGCACAGCATGACTTGATGTGGCTATGGGCTAGTGGCTTCAAGTATGATGGTGACATCTACGATACCATGTTAGCTGAGTACATCCTACAACGAGGACAAAAACAGCCATTGAGTTTACTGGCTTGTGCTGAACGACGGAACTTAACATTTCAGAAGGATGATACATTAAAGAAATACTTTAAAGAAGGATACAACACTAATGAGATACCACTTAAAGAGCTTACACATTATCTTGGTTGCGATATTGACACTACTGCCGAACTGTTCATTACTACTCTTACCGAAGGCTTCTCCAAAAGCGAGTCAAACGGAATGGATAGAGTTCGAGACATTACCTTCAAAGTCTGTAAAACCCTTACCCGAATGTACATGTCGGGATTCAGAGTGGATAGACTCACCCTTCAAGTAGTTCGTAAAGAGTTTGAAGAAGAGAAGACAGCCATAGAGGGCAGGTTGTTTACACAGATACGAGAACTTATGGGAGACACTCCAATTAATCTTAATAGCCCAGAGCAAGTGTCTCAAGTTATATTTAGCAGGAAGATAATTGATAAGAAGGTTTGGGTTGATCTGTTTGACTACACTAATAACATGGCTGAGTTTAAGGAGGCAGTGGCATCTAATAGTACACTGATAAGAAAGACAAAAGCATTTAGTTGTCCTACCTGTAATGGGATTGGTAGCAGATACAAAAAGAAGAAGGATGGCTCTGACTTTAAAAAGGCTAGTAAGTGTCCTGATTGTTTAAGTAGAGGCTATCAATTAAGTCAGACTAACAAACTCGCAGGTCTAGGATTTAACCCATTAAACAAAACTTGGGTAAGTGCTAATGGATTTAGTACAGGTAAAAGTAATTTAGATATGTTAATAGCTACAGCTAAAACAAAACGTATGACTGTAGCTATTCAATTCTTAGAGGATGTAAAACGATTGTCGGCTGTGTCAACATACCTATCATCATTTGTGGATGGCATAACTAACTACACAAAAGAGGATGGTTTCTTACATGTAGGTCTAACACAACATATAACATCTACTGGTAGGTTTAGTGGACGTAATCCTAATATGCAGAACATGCCACGCGGTGGTACTTTTCCTGTGAAGAAAGTATTTGTATCTCGATGGCAAGGCGGTCAAATATTAGAGGCTGACTTCGCACAACTTGAGTTTAGAGTTGCGGCATATTTGTCACAGGATGAGGTGGCTATGCAGGAGATAGTTACAGGGTTTGATGTTCATTCCTACACAGCTAAAGTTATTACTGATGCAGGGCAACCTACAACACGACAGGTAGCGAAGGGTCATACATTTGCGCCTCTCTTCGGGGCTAGTGGGTTTGGTAGAAGCAGAGCAGAGGCCGCATACTATAAACACTTTAATCAAAAGTATGACGGTATAGCTAAGTGGCACAAGAAGTTAGGCAATGAAGCGATACAACAACGCAAGATAACTACACCATCAGGCCGCCAGTACGCATTTCCTGATGTTGAGCGTAGGCAGAACGGAACGCCAACGCATTTCACTATGATAAAGAACTACCCTGTTCAAGGGTTTGCTACAGGAGATATTGTACCTGTAGTGCTGTTAGAAATGGATGAAAGATTGAAGCCATTAAAGTCTTGCTTAGTTAACACTGTACATGACTCAACTGTAATTGATGTACACCCCAACGAAACAAATTATGTAATACAAATTATAAGAGATATGAACAACGACTTAGACCAAATCATCGAGGAGGCATATGATGTAAAAATGAATGTACCCATGCTTTTAGAAGCTAAGATAGGCCCGAATTGGCTTGACACAAAGGACGTATGAGAGTATAACTATAACTCTTTTCACATTTAAAAAACTAAAAGGTAAACGTAATGAATATGGAACTTACAGTAAACGATAACTCAGGTCGATCAATGGCTGAGATGATGGGTGTAGATACTTCTACAGGACCACAAAAGGCATCTAGTCTAGCTAGATTAAACATACTTCACACAGCTCTAATGGGCGAGGTAGAGGTTGCAGGAAAACTTAGGAATACAGAAGTGTTACCTGTTGGTACTTTTTCTCTCAAGATAGGGGAAGATATAATTTATATAGCTAAACCAAGTATTCGTATATTTGCAATGCGGCAACAGTATGCAAAGTGGGATGCTGAGAATAATAAAATGGATAGGACAGTATTAGCTAATGATTTAAAGTCCGACCTTAAAGATAGTAGGGGTACTTTTAACATAGGTAGACCGTTAGGTTTTGTTACTGATTGGGAAAACTTACCTCAGAAAACTAAAGATATAATGCGTGTTGTTAAGCGTACTAAAGTATTGTTTGGTACAATAAAAATTAATGGTGGCGCAATGAACAGCAACGGAGAGCCTGTTAAAGGTTACGATGAGGAGATACCATTTATCTTAGACATAAAGAATAATACAAGTATTAAGTGTCTTGATGCGGCTGTTAAGTCTATATCTAAGACAGGTGCTATGCCTATTGCTTACACTGTAGAGCTAGGCTCAATAGCTGAGTCAATGCCTACAGGAGCGACCTTTGCTACTATGACATTTACAGTAAAAAATAAAGTTGATTTAATAGAAGAAGACAGTACTACATTTCAGTCTTTCCTTGATTGGATTGAGTGGTCTAATACTTTTATATTAGCTAAGTGGGACGAACATAATAAACAGGATACGGGTGCTAGTGATGAAGACTTGGTCGCAGACTTTGTTGACATCGAAGGAACCGCTGTTTAATGGAGAAGTTATCTGAGGCAGGACATTGGTATGATAGCGAAGGAGCCGCTACCTATACGATCATAGGAGCCAATGGTACAGAGCGAAACACTACTCTTAAAGATGCAAGAAAGCACGGATATGTTCCCTCTGTCACAACAATAATAGGGATGGCTGCAAAGCCATCTCTTGAGAACTGGAAGATAAATCAAGCACTTCACTCTGCAATAACTTTAAAGCAACGCGCTAACGAAACATTGGCTGCTTTTACTTACAGATGTAAGCAAGACTCTAAAGAGATTGGCAGAAAAGCCGCAGAACGTGGTACAATTATACACGCTATGATTGAACAAGGGTTTATGGGTGGCAAAGAAACGAAAGCCTATAAAGTTATTAAGAAGTACTTAGATGAAAACTTTCCTGATGAAGAATGGGTTGCAGAAGATTCATTCTGCTCAACAGATGGTTACGGAGGCAAGATAGATTTGTACTCTAAATCAGGAATATTTGTTGACTTTAAGACTAAGGATGGGTTAAAAGATAAACAGGCATCTAAACTTGTTTATGATGATCACGGGATGCAACTCTCTGCTTACGCAGAAGGCTGTAACTTTAAAGAACCAGAAAGAGTATCTATATTTGTAGACAGAGAAGACCCAGAATTGATAGCAGTACATAGGTGGGATAAAGAAACCCATGTAAGACATATATCTATGTTCAACAGTCTTCTTTCTTACTGGAAATTAGTAAAAAAATATGATCCATCAGAGATCTTAAAAAACAAAAAAGATGAGGCAGCATAATGGTAAAGATGACAATTGAAGGCACAGACTACGACACAGATAACATGACTGATGAACAAAAGGAATTGATTGAAGTTCTAAAAGTTAACACAACTACATCAAATGTAGTAAGTCATATGTTACAGTGTGTGAACGCAATAGGTAGAGTTAAAATTGATGAATTAAAGGCTCTCCTATCAGATGGTAAAAAAGAATAATAGTAAACGTAGACACAATTCTCGACGCTACAGAAGTGGCTTAGAAGAAACACTTGCTGACTACTTAACGCATCACCAAAAAGAAGTACGTTACGAACTACTGAAGGTCCAATGGGAGGATCTTCGGTATCGTACCTACACACCTGACTTTCAGTTAGACAACGGCATCATATGTGAAGCTAAAGGATTGTTTGATAATGAAGATAGGCGCAAACATTTAGCTATTCAGAAACAACATCCTGAGTTAGATATACGCTTTGTATTTTCCAATGCCCAGGCTAAACTATATAAAGGTTCTAAGACTAGATACTCAGGGTGGTGTGAGAAGAATAACTTCAAGTGGGCGCACAGAGTTATACCTATGGACTGGCTAACAGAAAAAGGTAGATGTAATTCAGCTACTGTAATAAAATTAAAAACAAAAAGAAAGGATATTTAGTGGCATATGAATTAGCAGATGATGAGGTTGCTCTTATACTTAGACCTATAAGTTTTAATGCCGATGGCGAATGGAGTGGCTTAGTATCTACAGGCTTGGCTATGGGGCCAGAACAAAGTATTGATAGGAGTATAGTAGCTGAGTTAATTAAGTGTGCTACATTCTTGAGTGCGTTCTTAGATATAGCGCACGAGTTTCCTGACATCATGGAAATTGTAGAAGAGCGACGAAATGAAATGATTAAGATATTTGAACAAGACGCAGAAGAACAACGAAATGGATTACCCGAAGTAGAAATAGAAACATCAGGGGGCAATGTAATAAAGTTTGGACCTCTAACTAAAACAAAAGGCAATGCTTAGTGGATTGTAAAGATTTAGAGAAACTTAGTAAGGTTAAGGAACGTAATAAAAAATACTGGCAACAGTACTATTTAAAGAATAAAAAAAAGCTAATAGCAAAAAATAAAAAGTGGTATGAAGATAACAAAGAACATGCTAAAAGAATGTCATATGAATGGCAAAAAAATAATAAAGAAAGGGTAATGGAGTGGAAACTTAATAATCGTGAAAGAAACAACGAACAGGCAAGACAAAGATATAACAAAAATCCTAAATACAAAGAGAGAAATAAAAAGTATTGGGAAGATAACAAAGAGCATCTACAGAAATTAAATAAAGAATGGGTGGCTAAAAATAAAGAACATCTAAGAAAATATAATAGAGAAAGGTATAAAGTTAAAAAAGAACAAATATCAAAAAATCAAAAAAGATATTATGAAAAAAACAAACATATTTATTTAACGAACAGCGTTCTTTATTATAGCACAAAAAATAAAAATGTACCCCTATTTTTAAAAAATTGTCCTGTTGAGAAAAAAAGATTAAATCAAATATATCTACTCAGTCGTATATATGCTAATGCAGATGGGGAGAAACGGCACGTCGACCACATGTGGCCTCTATCAGATGGGGGACCACACTGGTCAGGTAACTTGCAGATATTAACTGCAACAAAAAATTTGGAGAAGGGGGCATACTCTTGTCCTAAATTAAAGAAACAAATGAAACTTAACCTAAAAGAAGCAGAGAGTGAATATGCAAGAAAAAGAAATAGTACATAAGCCAGAGCATTATGCTAGATGGACAATAGAACCAATAACATATACTATGATGAATGGCTTTGAGTTTTGGCGTGGCAATATAGTTAAATATGCAAGCCGTGCAGGTTATAAAATGTACGATGATATGAATGAACAAGAGAGTGAGATAACAGATCTCAACAAAGTAATACGATACGCTGAAATGCGTATTAATCAAATTAAGGGTGCTGATGAGTTATAAATCTTTCCATATATCTTTTGCAATGAAGGTAGACGA